CATATATAATTAATGTTGGTATGCATTCAGGCTTAAGATTTAGCGAAAACAGAGGCGTTATACAAGATATCTATACTGCTGACCGAATAACAGAGAGTAATATAAGTCTCAATAATAATAGTGGTATGAACTACTTAACAAACTATCAGGGCGATATAGCAGGTGCACAATTAAATAACATAACAGTTAACGGTGTATTTGGTAATGAGATATATGTTGATTGTAGTGGTGCAACAGGCAGTGGAACACTATTAAAGAAAGGTGATTACATACAGCCTAAAGGTAACACAGATACATATAGATATCCTTATCAAGTAACTAGTGATGTTACATTTAGTACAGGTGCAAACATAACAATACCAGTACATAGACCTGTACTAAGTCAAACAGGTGTAGCATTAACTAGTGGTGGTGTAAAAGTAGGTAATGATGTAAGATTTCATGTTAAGTGTATGAAGTTACCAACGTATACTGTAGTTCCTTATGATTTAGTAGACTTCTCAGATGACTTTATGTTTATAGAGGTTATAACTTAATGGCTACTAGTATTCCTGCTGTACAGGGAACACATATATACCCTGTAACTCTTATAGACTTAGACTTAAACGGTAACATATACTATTTGAGTGATGGATATAAACCTTTCACAGTAGGCAGTAATACATATACAGAATTAGGTGCATTTCTAAGTGTAGGAACTGTAGATGATAATTTAAGAGCAACGAATGGTGACATAGCAATAGGTTTAGCAGGTATACCAAGTAGCTCAACCGGTTCAGAAGTAAATTATCTTAATCTTATAATGACTGAACCAGTAAAAGGCGGTAATGTTACACTAAAAAGAGCGTTTATGGATACAGACACTATGGAAATAGATGCCGCTAATGTATATACTCGGTTTAAAGGTGTTATAACAAACTATCAGATAGACGAACAATATAACTTCTTAGAAAAACGCAACGACTATGGTGTTACAGTAATGGTTGCAAGTATAAACACCGTATTAGAAACAAAAGTAACAGGACAAAGAACAGATCCTGTTGATAGACAACGATTCTTTACAGATAAATCCTTTGACCGCATACCAGATCTATATTTAAGCACATTTGATTTTGGTAAAGAAGCCGGTTCAGGTGGTAACTATAGCGGAAGCAGTGGTACAGGTGGTGGTAGCAACGGTCGTAGAAACGACAGTAATAGTAGACAAAGATGATTATAAGAAAAGCAATACATACAGATTGGCCAGATATCAAAAGGCTAATGATTGATTTTGCAAATGCTAATCCAGTAGAGGACCTACAACAACCTCAGTACTCAGAGAAGCACACAGACGCTGTCTTACACACTTTATCAACACAAGGCGTTATGTTAGTAGCAGAAGATAATAATCGCGTAGTGGGTATGCTGTTAAGTCTAATACAGGGTGATATATGGTTGCCGGATGTAAAAAGACTGCACGAAATAGCATGGTGGGTAGAAGAACAGTATAGAACTACCACAGCAGGTGCTAGACTACTTAAAGAGTATATAAGTATAGGTATAGATTTAAAAGAAGCAGGTCACATAACAAACTTTACACTAACTACACTAGCAACTACACCGGATATGAAGTTGCAGGACAGAGGTTGGCAAGCATGTGATTATAACTGGGTATGGAGAGGTAAGTAATGGCAATATTTTCAACAATAGGCGCCGCAATAGCCACAGGTTTAGGTTTAACCGGAACTTTTGTAACTACTGGAGTATTTGCAGGTTTAAGTGCCGCAGGTGTGTTAGTAGCAAGTGTAGTAGGTGGCGGATTAGCCTATGCTACTGCAAAAGCAAGTGGTTTATATGATTTACCCAACAGTGGTGGCACAATTGGTTCATTAGGACCACAACCAGGTGTTAAAGTTCAAGTAGCACCAAGTACAGACAACAAAATAGGTATACCATATGGTAGGAACTTTATGGGAGGACCTGTTACAGATGCGGCTATAAGCAGAGATAATCAAACTATGTTCTACTGTATAACATTAGGTGAAGCAGTAGAAGGTGCAACATATACAGTAAATGGTATCTATAAAAATGCTGGAGAAATAACATTTAATGGTAATACCTGTGTTAATGTTATAGAACAAGACGGTAAAGTAAACACTGATTTAGAAGGCGATATCCGTGTAAATGTTTATGCACATAAGAGTGATGACGCAAATACAATATTTCCTATGAGTGGTACAGGTGCAGGATTTGGTGCGGCTAGAATTATGCCTCATTGGGGTGTACCTAACGAATACAATATGTCAGGACTGTTATTTGCCATAGTTAGTATAGACTATGATGCAGAAAACGGTTTAACAGCATTACCTCCTATGACATTCGATGTAACTTGTAGTGTAAGCAATCCAGGAGATGTGCTGATAGACTATTTAAACAATGATAGATACGGTGCTGGTTTAAGTAATGATTTAATCGATGTCAACTCTATAACAAGTACAGCAAATACTGCCTTAAAAGGTTATAGTGCAGAACAAGTAACATATACTAATAATTCAGGTGCAACTGTAACACAGGATAGATATGCAATTAATGGTTATATATCCACAGCAAATGATGTATCAACAAACATTGAAAAGATATGTCAAGCAAGTGGTTGTTTCTTTGGTTTCGATACTAAACAAGGTAAATTTAAAGCAACACCAAATAGAGCTACAACAAGTTCCTTTAGTCTTAACGATGACAACATAGTAAGTAAAATAGCAGTTACAAGTACAGAATTGTATAGTTTATATAATGGTGTAGAAGTTGCTTTTGCAGATAAAAACAGAAGAGACCAAACAAACAGTATACTAATACAAACACCAGATGTTGACAAAAATGATAACGAACCTGATAATGTTATAAAATACAGAATAGATCTAATAAATGATAACATTAGAGCAGAAACATTAGGTAATCTAGATCTTACACAAAGTCGTAATGGTATGGTAGTAGAGTGTGAAACAGACTTTTCTGGTATGCAAATAGACGTAGGTGACGTAGTTGATTTAACTAATGAAGATTTCGGCTTTACAGCAAAAGAATTTCGTGTTATGAGATCTCAGGAAAAGGTAGATACCGGCGGTATGGTAACACAAAGTTTAACACTATTAGAATACAATGATGATGTATATGTAACAAGTCAACAAACAGAAACAGATGAAGAAGGCGGAAACGTTGATATACCGGAAATACCACCAGTTATAATACCTCCACCAAACATATTCAGTTCAATAATTGCGGATGTAGATACTTTTGATGTATCTCCTGCAGGAGGAACAGGTGCAGTATTTACAGTATTTAAAGACATAGTACATGCTAACTACAGAGCAGTATTTAACACAACTTCTGGTTCAGGTTATAGTGTAGGTGATACTATAACAGTTGATGGTAAGTATCTAAGAGGACAACCCACAACACATAATTTAACATTTACAATAGACACAGTAGATGGCAGTGGTGGTGTGTTAAATCCAACAGGCAATGTCTCTGGTAATGCTATGGTGTTTGATGATAAAATATTTGGTGGCTTTACAAGTAAGGAAGCAATAGGTAATATCGCAGTAGGTGGGCAAATAGAGGACAAGCCTGCAGATGCTAATACTTTAACAAATGCAAACACTTTACAGGATTTAATCACAACAAGAGAACTGGACTTTACAGCAGGAACAGGTTTAGAACCAGGTGACTATTCGTTTATGTCAGCAGGTGCTCCTATAGCCGGACTAACTGCTAATGCTACAGCAAACTTTTCTTTTGTAGCAAATGTAAACATAGAATATGCTAATGGAAACGTACAAAACCATAACTTCGGTGCAACAGCCACAAACAGAGATCAAATACCTACTATTATGGAAGCAAATAAAAAAATAGTAATTGGTCCTGATCCTGTTGCAGGTAATATATCACTGCAGGGTCTAAATACAGCAGATACATTTGGTGGCAAAAGAGGATTCTTTGGTATGCGTTATGACATGTTAAGAATTACAAAAGGAGACATATTCTAATGAACAGGTATATACTATATCATGCAGATACTGGCCATATAGAAAGTATTCTAAGTTTAACAGACAAAAGCAAACAAAAGATGCTGGACAACAATGACCATATAGCATTTATGCTGGGTAGTGTACCAGATGTAAACAAATACTGCGTAAATGTAACCACAGACCCTCACACAATAGAATCTAAACCAGCAATAGTACCTGATGTAAACGAATACATCAGAGACTTGAGAACTAAATTACTTAAAGCATCAGATTGGACACAGGGTGCGGATTCACCACTATCAGACAGTAAGAAAACAGAATGGCAAACATATAGACAACAATTAAGAGATTGGCCTTCTACAAATACTGCTACAACAGTAGATGCAGTTGTTTGGCCTACGCAACCGGAGTAATGTATGAGTAATTCCTTAAAAAGAATAGGTTACTTTAGAAATAAAAATAACTATGTAGAAGCGCCTACTATACCTTCCCCTATATTTAATATTACAGAATCAGCAAATGCTACTGCTGTAACATATACAATAGATACAAATAAAGCAAATGCCACACTATATTTTGCAACAGGCGCCGGAGCAACTGCTAATGACTTTACAGATAATACTTTAACAGGTAACATAACATTAGATGCTAATGGAAATGCAAGTTTAGTAAGATCAGTATCATCAAATAATATAGGTTTAAGTAGATTTTTCTCGACTACATTCCGAACAAATGCAGTCACAGGAAATATAATTTATACTGGTAACACATATAATATAATAGACAATGTACCTGTTACAACAGGTTCTCTATTACCTAGCGGCCCGAATTTGTCACCAAATGATTTAAATGATGGTTCAAATGTTGTAATGGCTAATTTAACCGTAGATGGAAACGAAGTTACACAAATACAATTAATGAAAAATGTACTTTACTATTCATCTAATTTAGATGTATATAATATAACATTAACTCCGGGTTCAGGCCCAGATTCTAACGTAGATGTATTAGTTATAGGCGCAGGTGGACCTGGTGGATTTGCATATAGTAATGCCACACATTCATTTAACAGATCCGGTGGTGGTGGCGGAGGTGGCGGAGAAGTTGTTCAAACATCACTAGTGTTTGATTCAGGTTCAAATGCAAATTTAAGTATATCATTACCTTCTAGTACATTGATACCAACTAGTAGTAATGTAGGTGATCCTGCAAATGCAAATACTATTATATCAGGATTAAATTTAATGTCTAGTAGTAACCCAGCAAATATAATTGCAATACACGGTGAACCTGGTTTGAACGGTAATGCCACAAGCGGAGGAGATGGTGGAAATGGCGGAGGGCCGGGCCCATCAAGCACTAATAGTAAAAGAGGTGCAGGCGGAGCCGGTGGTAAAGCAGTATCTCCTGCTACGTCTTTTGGAGCCGGAGGTGATTTTGGCGGTGGTGCAGGTGGCCCTGGTGCTAATGCTAGAGATATATACTCGCAATTTAGAGAGACATTCATAGCAAAATCTATAAACAACTCTTTTCAAGGACTAGTACAATCCTCTACAACTGGGTCAGGTAGTGGAGCAATATTTAATTTAATTTCAATTGGCCAACTAAGCGAATACAGGCAACCAACTAACACCAGGAATCGAACAAATTCATATATACACCCTGTATATGCTGGTTTAGATTCTAGTAATCAAGCATGGGGACGAATTGAAATTGATGGCGCCGCCGAAATACCCTCACAAGGACTAGGACAATGCGGCGCCGGTTATGCAATAGGTGATCAAATAACACTACTTGCCGGAACACCATATGAAACAGTAGTTGAAGTGAGAAATATAGAAACAACAGCCGGACCAGGTCATCAAGTTGGTTCTATAATATGGGGATACAGATCTTCCTTGTCACTTGAACTAGGTTTACGGTATATATCAGGTATAAGTCCTGATGTAATCATTAATACCGACCCTATAGGGTATGCTGGTATAGGACCTCCATATGCCTTTATGCAATCTACACCTAGTGATGAAACAACAAGAAGGAGTATGTTTGGAGGCGGTGGTGGTGTATCAGATACAAACTTAAACGGTGGAATATCGCCTTCTGGTGTGGGAGTGCTAGGCGGTGGCGGTAAAGGTGAACACTTTCGTAATACAGGTAGTAATATAGATATGTTTGCCACAGGAGGAGCCGGTGGAGCAGTTATATTAAGTTGGAAAAGGTTTGCTCCTTATAGATCTATTCAAATTACCTAAATAAGATAAATATAACAGTAATAAGCCTTATAGGCCTCAGTCTATAAGGAAGTTCCCACAGGAGGCGATAAAATGAGCGGTAGAGTTCTAGATTTCAAAAGTTATGTTGGCGGTGCTGACAATGTAATTGTAGAAGAAATGTTTAATAGCACACAAAAAGCATATACATATGACTATGGATTTGATGTAACAGGTTATACATTTGAAGCAGATTATCAAACTATAGTTGTAGATACAGTAACATATGACAGGGTTACAGGTGATCCAAACTTTACAGATTCCTCAGTAGTAGGATATTTTGCAAACGCAGAAATAAACTCATCTCATATCAATAACACCTCAGCGGCGTCAGGCCTAGTTACATTTACAATTCCTGCAGGAAGGTATACAGGTAATGTTATACCAGATGCTCGTAGTAATGTTGCAATCACAGTAGTAAGATTTGGATGGACCGATACAACAGCAACTCCTACTATAACAGATTCGCATAGATATGCAATAATTGAAAGATTTGAACCTGACTCTACAATAGGTAATCCTAGAGAATCAGCAGGTTTCACTTCTATAACATAGGAGTAAAACATGGCTAATGTACAATTAACATCTAACACATCAGTAATAACAGTTGATCAGGCTAATTCTAACATCACTGTTTCATCAAATTCAAGTAATGTAGTAGTAGCAACTATAAAAAATCCTTCTGCTGTAGAACAAATTAAAAATAATGGTACTCTAAACGGTAATATTTCACTGGATTTAGATTTAGGAACTATACAAACTTTAACAGCAGACGGTAACATAACCGGATTAACATTAAACAATATAACATCAGGGCAAACCGCTACAATACTAATAACACAAGATTCATTAGGCGGTAGATATCTAGATACCACAACATTTGCAAGTAACTGGACAAATTGGGAATTTGTAAATGATTATACAACATTAGACACTACTGCAAATAATTGGAGTGTGATAAATTTATTCTATGATGGAAACAAATACTACGCCAGTTTAGTAGTAGATACAATAACCGGTGTACCTAATAGTGATTTAGCCAACAGCAATATCATTGTAAATGGAACCACAATAGAATTAGGTGGTAGTGGAAATATATCTAATTTAACAGGATTAACAACAGACGATTTAACAGAAGGTTCTACCAACTTGTATGCGTCTGATCCTACTATTAGAGCGGCCCTAAGTAGCTCAACTATAGCCGCAAGTGGTGGCGGAACATTTGGTTATGAACCTTCTACAGGTTTAATGAGGTTTGCTCCAGCAGATGTATCTGGATTAATAGGTTTAACAGATTTAAGTGCATTCAAGGGTGCGGCAGGTGGCGATGGTAATGTATTATATAACAATCTTAACGGACAAATAACATATTATCCACCTGATTTAAGTTCTTATCTAGTACTAAACAGTATAAGTGTAACTCAAGCAAGTGCCAGTGGCGCAGGAACTTTAGCATACAATAATAGTAACGGTGTGTTAACATATACACCACCAGATTTAACAGCATTTGGTTTAACAAATGCAGAAGTAGTAGCACATATAGCCACAGTTCCTTTAACTGTAGGTGGTAATCTAAATGTAACAGGTAATATAGATGCTACGGGTAATATAAATTATCAAAATGTAACAGATTTATATGTAACAGATCAAAAGATTACACTAAACGCAAACGCGGCTACAGATGCAACAGTACAAATTATAGCAAACAGACCAGTTGCAGGTGCAAATACTGTCTTAAGATGGAATGAAACAGACGATAAATGGCAGTTCAGTAACGATGGTAGCACATATAATGATATTCTTACAGATAGTGCCGCAAGAGGACTAGTAAGTGTTACATCAAACACACCTAGTGGTAATGGTTCATTAACATATGACAACACTAGTGGTGTATTTACATTTACACCAGCAGATGCAAGTGGAGGCGGTGGTGGTGGCATATCTAATGCAGACGCCCAAGCCTTTATACAAAGTAGTGGCTTGACAATGACTGCTAATATAAGTGCTGGGTCTTTAACTATTGATGCTACAGACAGTGGAACACTAAAATTTGTAGAAGATTCACAATTAGATATATTAGAAGCACATAGTTATGGCACACAAGCAAATACAAATGTATTTAATTATTTTGCCGCTGGTGGAACAGAATCATCACCTGCAAGAATAGGTAATGACGACAGAGTATATATAGAAAAGTTCACAGCACATGACGGCACAAACTTTTCTACGCAACCTAATTTAGGTATGCATGTATTCTATGACAGAGATACAGCCACAATTGATCAATATGATGTTCCTTTAGCATACGAATGGTTTGTAAATCCTACAGCAGGAGGTTACTCAACATCGTATACAGCAACAGCATATTATGGAAGCGGCAATACAACAACTAACGATCAGGTAGATTTAGGTACATTACTTCCTAATGTGCATGAAGATGGTGATGCTATTGTTTTAGATAATACTACTAATAGTAATTTAACATTCCTAAATGGCAATACATATTATACTAAGTTTATAAGCGGAACAATATATGAACTTTATACAAATTCTGGATTGTCAAGTCCTGTACAAAGTGGTTTAGGTAGTGAAGCGCCTACAGGCTTAACAGGAACTATTACACCAGGCACATTTGAGTCAAGTGTATTAAAAATAACATCAGATAGAAGAGTTGTATTTAATAACACAGGAACTAGACGTTTTGGTAATAACAGAGGTCTAGCAAGTGTTGAAGCAGATGGAACATTTCATTCACAACAGGGCTTCTCAGGTAATAACAGTATTACAACAACAGCAGGTTCTATATCAGGTCCTACACTAACAGATACTGTACTAAGTATAAATTCAGGTGCTATATCTAGTGCTACAACAGGAACATTTAGCGGACAAGTTCAAGCAGGAACATTTACAGACGGAACATTAAGCATTAATGCTGGTAGTATATCTAGTGCTGTAAACATAGGCGCATCAGGAACCATAGAAACAAACGGTTTAATTAAATCCTATGGTGGTAACATAGAAACAACAGGTAATGTTGTAGGTGGATTTATACATGGTGATGGCTCACAACTAACAAATTTACCAGGAGGTGGCGCCGGTATATCTAATGCCCAAGCACAATCCTTTATACAAAGTAGTGGCTTGACAATGACTGCTGATATCACAAGCAGTAATTTAATTAAAACAACTGGTAATTTACAAGTCAATCCAGATACCACAGTAGGTGGACTTAAAGGTTTAACATTTGATAGTGCAACTAACCGTTTAGGATTAGGAACTACTACACCAGAAACAGCAATACATATAGTAAGTGATGGTGATATAGATTCTCAAATCTATATGGACGAATATTCCACAAGTTCAAGTGCTAATGATATAAGAATGCGTAGAGCAGAAGGAACTTTAGCGGCTCCTAGGTTTATGAACTCAGGAGATCATATAGGACAATGGTATCATTATCCTTGGAGAGAAAATGCAGATCCTACAGCAAACGCGGCATTCTCAGATTTATATGGTGGTTCATTTGCATCAACAGGTGGTGTAGAAATATCGTCCTTTACAGATGGTGATTATATAGTTAATGATATTACAGTAGACACTATAGAAAATCAAGCAGGCGCTGGTGATGGAGATCTGTTAAAATTTACAGATAGATCTATTAGATTTAATGACGGCACTATGTTTGTTCTAACTGGCACAACAAATTCAGGCTTAGCATCTCTAAACGGACAAGCATTCTATGTAGACCAAGGTGGCGGAAGCACGAGTAGTACATACGAATTGTATTATGATGAAGCAAGAACAAATCCAGTAAAAGTAGCATCAGGTGTTCAAACAGCAACAGATATGATTGCAAAAGTTGTCTCAACTGCACAACCAGTAGGTTTAGAAATCATTATAAATGAAAATAAAGTTGATAGATATAGTGAAAGACGTATAACAAAATGGCGTGCAAATGGCACAATGGAATTTGGTGCAACATCAACAGATGATGGAACAGGAGCGGCCGCAAGTATAACACCTCAGGGAGTATTTACAACATCAGGTAATATAACATCAACTGCTAATGTAAGTGGTCTTAACATACTAGGTAATGGTTCAAATCTAACAGGTATAGATTTATTTAAAACAATTTCAGTATCAGGACAATCAGATGTAGTTGCAGATACTATAAGTGATACATTAACACTAGCGGCAGGCAGTGGTATGACAATCACTACTGATGCAGGAACTGATACAATTACTTTTGCATCATCAGGTGGCGGTGGAGGCAGTTATGGTAACGCAGAAGTTCAAACATACTTAGCAAGTGGTAACAATGCTGGTAACATATCAACAAAAGGTAATGTTATAGTAGCCAAACATACAGGTACAGTAGTATCTACTATAGGTAGTTACTTCGGTAGTGGTAATACTGGTTCTAATGATCAGATTCAACCTAGCACAGATCCACAATGGAGTGACGCAACAGCAATAGTAATGAGCGGCACTACTAACAGTAATTTAACATTCCTAAATGGTAACACATACTATACTAAGAGTGTAGGTGGAGGAGCATATGAAATTCACACAAATTCAGGACTTAGTTCACCAGTTCAAAGTGGATTAGGTAGTGAGTCACCTACAGGACTAGTAGCAAGTTATCCAGGAGAAGTAAATTCAAGGCTTGATGTAGCAGGTGATATATACACAACAGGTGATTTAGAAGTATCAAGTGCTAATGTATTAACAACTATAACAGAATATCAGGGTAATGCTACTACTGGAACAGGTGACAAAATATTTATAGGTTCTGATCAAGGTTGGTATAACGGACAATATGTAACATTCCAAGGAGCCACAGATGCAAGTCTTACGTTCCTAAACGGTAATACATATCAGGTAGCAACTGGATCAGGTTCAGGAACAACTTGGAATTTATACACAAATTACCAGAACTTTACAAAATTAGAAACAGCAGTAGGAACAATTAGTAACCCAAGTGGTCCTACACTAGTAGATCACAGAACACCTAATGACACATCAGCAACAATATATGGTGATCTAATAGTTAATGCTAATAGTGTGTTAAAAGTAAATGCTATAGAATCCTTCTTCCCTAACCAGGTGATTAACTTAACAGGATTAAGGGTAAATGACTTTAAGGGTAATGATCCTATAAATCCACCAAGTTATACTAATACTCAGTTAGCAACATTACAACAACCTTTCCCAGGAGGTTATATATTTGTAACAGGTGATAGATCAGTAGATGGAGAAGGTCTTCCGGCATACTGGAGTGGAACACAATGGAAATACTTTGATAATAATTCTAACGTAAGTTATACATAAGGAGAATATTATGCCAGGACAAAGAGGCGGAATGAAGAAAAAGAAGAAGAAAGGTGGTAAAGGCAAAGGGAGCAAAAGAGGATAATGGCTCTTACACCTAAACAAAAGAAATTACCTAAAGCACTACAAAAAGCCATACTTAAAAAACAAAAGAAAAGTGGTAAAGGCAAAGGTAGCAAAAGAGGATAGTACTTGGGTAAACTACTTCGCTAAGATTAGAGGAGTATGTCCCTGGAGTTATAAATTAATGGACAGAATACTAGTCATAGAGCCCCATATAAGTTGTATAAACACTTGGAGTACAGTATTTAAGGCTAGTTCACACGAAGCATTTGTTTATAAATTCCCTCAGGCTAGTGTAACATGGTTAACTAATAAATGTGACCAGTTAAACGCATCACAGGACTTCTCAGAATGGCTATGGAGCCATCCGGAGGAAGGCGGAGACAGCACACACATACCATGTCTTATTCAACAGGATAGGGCTAAATTAACTACAATAAGAGATAATATAGGATATAATGGCTAAAAGAATAACAACACAAGAGCTCCACACTGAAGTTGAGCAGGTTAAAAGAGACATAAATATTATAAAAGACAATCACCTTGCTCATTTAGAGCGTAGTATGGCCAACTTAGAGGTTGATGTCAAAGACAATAGAAGATACTTCGACAATCGCTTAAACAACTTAGATAGTAAAATATGGGCTCTTGTGTTACTTGCACTATCAACATTAGGAGCCACTATAGCAAGTATAGTGATGTAAATTATGGCTACAACAAGTACAGGCGTAAGAGAACTATACAAAGGTGGTAAATCCAAAGTTTACAAAGGTGCCATAAAACACAAGGTAAAGGTAATCAAACAAACCAAACGGACCAAATAATGCCAGTAGCACCCACAAACATAAGAAAAATAGCCCGTAAGGCACTGGAAGTAAGACAAACTTTACCTAAAAGCCGTCAAGCAGGCACGCTCGTAGGTTTAGCAAGGGCAAATCAACTAGCAAAAGGTGATAATGTATCACTACAAACACTGATCCGTATGCGTAGTTATCTGTTAAGAGCAAAACAGAACTATGACAGAGCAAAAGCACAAGGCAAAACAAGAGAAAATTCAAAATCAATACTTGCTTATGAGTTATGGGGAAGCACACCTGCTCTTGCTTGGACTAAACAACAAATACTCAAACTAACTAAGTAATCCTTTAAGTAATTTACCGCTTTAAAGCACCTTTCTGACTAGTACTGATAAATAAAAGTGTTAAAACAATAAAGGAGAGACTATGCAACATCGAGGAGAAAAATATTTACTCAAAGAACGAATGAGTAAAAATTGTCCAGCCGATCCACGTTTAGGATACTTTACATTTAGCGTACATCCTAAAGATGCACAACTGGTTGTAGATGTATTTGAAAAAGAACCAGACATAGAAAGAGTAGAACACATAAAAGGAAACATTAGAATATACTATAAGGAGATAACAAATGCCAAATAAAACAGGATACATAAAAACATATAACCCACAAAAAATTAAAAAAACAGTATTTGAAACAAAGTGGGGAGAACCTGCATACAAAATAGCAGAACGAGAAAATGTAGCAACTACTACTATTCATATGAGAGTGCGTAACTATGGTAACCCATGGCAACGTAAGGCTAAACCAAGCCATTATGAAGCAAAGTATGGTAAAACAGTAGTTGAAATATCTAAAGAACTATATATGCACCCAGTTGCACTTAATTTAAGAGAAAAGACACACGGCTCAGTATACTGTGAAGATATAGTTACAGATACTGGTGTTCACAGAAACAGAAAAACAGAACAATATAAACATACCGATCATTGGTCTACATTAAGGCATTATGCAGGAGATAGATTCTGGTTAATGCCAGATCATCCTGATTATGATTATGAAAGATCTAAATGTCTGTTATGGGAATGTGAAAAACATATAGCAATAGCAAAGAGAAGGGCAGGGGTATAAAAAGAGGTGAGTAAGATATGTAAAAACATATACTATTTCGGAGATACCATAAATTTTGATGTTATAACGATTGTCATAACGTTAATATCTTACTCATTTATATTTATCAAAAGTAATATATTTGATAAATATTTATGAAGCAAATAAGTATGGTAACTTAAAGATCCCGCTTGTAGACCACATGGATCATAAAATAAATGCCTTAAGTGGCAAGGAGTCTTAATATGACAATTATAAATAAAAACCGAGCAAACATACCTTTAAGAAAAGATCAAGGTAAGTTCCTATCAATAGCATTCAGAGAAAATTTAGACGATAACGATTATGTCTATATGCATCAAGAAGATAAAGACTATATAATAAACTGGTTAAACAGGTTTTGTATAGAATGTTGTAGTATGAGTGCTAGTGATAGTACATTTGATCAGAGTGTATGGCAGTTAGTTACAGCAAAAGACACAGAATTCCCTAAAAGTGGATATTTCAAAGATGTATCTGGTGAACCAGCAATAAACAGTTATCTATCCTATACAGCAGGATTTGTAGCAAATGTTCTGCGTAACAGAGGACACGATTTCACTAAAAAACAACTACCTTACTTAAAATTCTGTATGGACGTAGTATCTAAAATATATGCTAATTCAGATTTAAAGAAAGATGTAGGCTGGGACTGGAGAACAAACGAAAAGAATGAGCTTCCTAAAAGAGTATCATTCTATACAGCATAATTGACATTTCAGTCAAAATACAGTATAATATATACTAATTCGAGCCGTGTGCTACTCATGATATATTAAGTATATTAGGTAGGAACATATAGGCTATATAGGGCACAAGATGGAAGAACAAGATAATATAAGATATAATAGTTACCCACAACTAAAAGGATATATTCTAAAAGATATAGTATCCTTTATGGAAACCATATGTTTACCCAGTAAGTTCTCGACTGGTGCTTCTTATGATCTTATAGCAAAAGATTATATAGATATCTATGTAAGAGCTATGTTAAAAAATGTTACAGACAAAGGCATAATATCAGAAGTATCTTACAAATATATCAGAGATAATTTATCCTATAGGTTTACAGATAAACAGTCAAATAAAAAAATATACTGGTATGAAGTATTAGACTTAGCATATCCTTTATGGAGAGTTATAGAAAAAGGTTATGCAGTCAATAACAATAAAACACAACTCACACAAATACAACCACTAGTTAAATTAGATGATCTATTAGACTATAGGTATTCAGCCAATTGGGGTCTAAAGGATAATATATCAATAGACTATCAGGAACCTGTATGGAGAACAGAAATAGATCGAGAAAGTTTGGATAACTGGTTAAAGTTTGCAGACAATATAAACATTAGAGATCGCTTAACTGCAAGAACACTGATGGAAAGAACAGAGCTAGACAATTACGTAGATAATAACTTTCACTATAGTGATTATGGCAGAATGTATTTAACTGGCCCAAACAACCTGCAGGGTATGAAGAAAAAGGTCAGAGAAGCCGCTTTAGGTGAGTGTTATAGGTATGATATCAAGTCCAGTGTGTTTAGTTATATGATGTGGCTTATAAAGAAACACAATCCCAAACAAAGACTGCCTTATATAATAGATCTAGTGGACAACAAGCACAGAGTAAGACAAACACTAGTAGCAGATTGTATAACAAACACAAATGCCACAGACGCAGTTAAAACAATATTTGTAAAAGAAGCCTTAACAGCAATATCCTTTGGTTTAGATGTAAGCAATAGTTACAGTAAACTACAGAAAATAATACTACAACCAGATGACAGAGACAGATTCATACAACACGAAATAGTACAAGGTCTTATACTGGAAATAAAACACTATAAGAATATTATAGAAGAGAAGTATAAACAATCAAAATATAAAAAAGAAATAGCCTTTATGGATCGCAAAACAATAGCCCGTAAATGTGCATATGATTATCAGAGCACAGAAAACATAGCAATACAAAATGTTGTCAGAGAACTGGGTATAGACCCACTGCTTATAGTACACGATTGTTTATATACTAAAAAGCCTTTACCCCTATTAGATGCCACAGTTTATTTACAGGATATACTGGGGCCTTATGCAAAGTTTGAAAAGAAAGAAATAAACATTTGGCAAGATAGAACTACTTGGGATCAAACAGAATTAGATATACAGGATCACAAGCAACGCATACAACAGGAAGAACGTCAATCAATACTGCAAAGCCACAGCAATACTCTTATACAAACAAGTGGTATAGGAGATAGATGGGACGACATACATAGTGCTAAACAGTTCTGGAATGGCATATGATTGATTTCGACAAATGGCGTAGATTAAGTATACCCACAAAACCAGATGGTGATTATATACCTTTTGCACACATAATGGAAGACGAGTATGCTTATATTATACATCATCATAAATTGTTTATAACTGCTGATCCTGTAGAGCTCAGTATGGCTATTATAAATGATGAGAATGACCATATATCCAAAGTTAAAAATACTGTAAAAGAACTGTTTAGGGAAGACAGAAGACTACAAGCAGAATATAAAAGATCAAATAATGACAAAGATTTCTACAAATATTAAGTGTAAACACAAACAAACTATATTAATCAGAGGCAACTGGGGACCACATAAAGCCAAAAGAGTATGTATGGAATGCGGTGTTTATATAAAGTGGGAAAGTGTTAAAAAAAGGTTGACACAAAGTCATAAGATGTTATACTAGTATTATGTTATGTTGTTTAAATCCATTATTTCACCATAACATAAAGACCGACTATTTGTCTCCCACATGTAGTGTATTATACCAGAATAGTCCACTGGGGTCGATAAGGACTATGATTTTAGAGTAGTGTGTGGATTCATTA